AAGCCAGTGCCCGGCAACAGCGTGCCGCCGCGCTGAAGGACGAAGCGCTCGCGAAGATTATTATTCAGCCGGAAGGTCAGCGCCCGGATCGATGCGACCGGCGTCCGATGATCGATCACCAGCGCGCCTATATGATTCGTGCATTCGATGATGTTTTCGGCGAGGGGTTCCGCAATCGTGGTGAAAATCGAATCCGGCCTTTCAAAGCTGCCGTATCCGCTGAAGCCCACGGTCAGCATGGCCTTGGACTTCGCGATCAATTCCAAGGTCAATTCGTTCACGCACATCCCTTGATGGATTTGATACGAACCGGCATCGATGGATTGATCCTGTAAACAATATTGATCGGGCGCGTTGGCACCATTGCGGAAATAGAACGCCTCCACCGTCACGCTGACTGTGAGCGCATCATCGACCGTGAATGATCCGGGCAGGAAATAGGCCGTGTTGCCGACCCATTTCAGGACGCGCTTGTAGCCATTATTTCCCGCGGTCGGAAGCCCGCTGATCTTGAGAACCTTCGCGCCCTTCAATGTCGCCGATGGCACCGGATTGGAAAACGCGATGCTTTGCAGCCCAAGGGACACGTCCGCATCGTGCGAAGTGTTCGAAGTCGTGAAAGTCCCCATCAGCGCCGCCAGAAAGAAATCCTTGTGCCCATTCAGGCGCAATTCGGTCGTGACCGCGCCGGCGTCCCCTTGGCCCAGCACGGCAATTTCGGATCGGGATCGATCCTGCACGATTTCTTCGCTGACTGCGGTGTCCTTGCGATGATTCAGCGTGTGCGAAACGAAGATAAACCGCGTGCCGGAAAAGACGGGCGCGTTGCCGGCGGCCATATTCGCCGCGCTCCATGATCCGTTGGTCAGTGTTTCGGCGACGGCATAGGCATTGACGCCGTGCGTCCTAGAATAAACAGCGATAGCGGTGAATCCTTCGACCCTTTCCGCCCAAACCGTCGTGTGCATTCCTTGGAGCGGCGGGATGATCCAATAGATGTTGGAACCGCCGGGTTCAAAGTTGATTGCGGAAATCAAGTTGCGGATCGATTCATCGGTATCCGCACCGATTTGCACGTCATCCGTGGCGACCATGGCGGTCTTGAAGGTATAAGTCCGCCCGTTGATCGTGACGGTTTCATTGTTCAAAGGCTGCCCGGTAAAAGTCAGCACCGCCGATGACAGGGCCACCGTAAGCGGCTCGGGATAAGCGGTGCCGGCGACGGATCGGCGGAAGGAAAGAACTGCTTTGTTGCTGTCACCCATAAAATTTGCCTTTCACTTTTGATGTTTGTGCACCGCGCCCGCGGCGCTTGTAAAGCTTAGAATTGAGCATCGATCACCGCTTCGATGCTGACGTTTCGCTGATACCAGTTTTCCCGTTCGCCGACATCGGTCTGACTGGCCGTGCGAAAAGCAATCTTCGCGTCGCTGTCTTCCAGATCGGTGAAGCGGAAAATATTCGCGGCAAAATCGCAATGTTCCTGAAGCATCTTCTGGCCGCTGCCGGCAGGGACGAACACTTGAATTTCGACCAAGGCGACATGCCGTTCGTCGCGCTGGCCAGTGCTGCCGATGCTGATCGGATTGCTGTCCCCGGTCAGAAGATTGAACGCGACCCATGGCACCGAGGTTGGGCGTTCGAATTTTACGTTCGGAAATTTTATTTTCGTGCGCACGCCCCATTCGGTTCTGAATCGGGTTTCGATCAGCTTCCGGGCCGGCTCAAAAACGGCTGTGCTCATAGACGCGCTTGGATCTCGGCTTTCACTTCGGCGACGCTGATTCGCACCATCCCATGCGGCGCTTGATCACTGTGGCCGAATTCCAACGCCCCGATATACGGCAGGTTGTTTGAAATGAAAATCCGATTTCCGTTCCCGGACTTGAATCGGGCCAGCTTGGCGTGTTGCTGGCGGGCATCCCCAGCCGCACCGCCCGGATTGTTGTAGTTTTTCCCGCGAACAAAGGTCGAAGCCTTGCCTATTCCGATTTGCCACGAAGCCCGCGCGCGCCCGGTATCCACTGGCGTGCGAAGAACGATCCGGTCGAACAGATCGATGGCCACCCGGCGCGCGACCACATCGATCTTCAGCCCCAGCTTTCGGGCGAAGGCCGCCACGGCAATATGATATTTCCCATTCGCTCGGATCATGGCTGATTCGCCCGGCCTTGGACGATCCACACGCATTGCGTGACATCGAAATCAACTTCGATCACGTCCCAGCGGACGCCGGCGGCGTCGATTATATAATCGTCGGGCTTCGGATTCACGGACAGTTCGTCGCCTTTGATGATGATCCGCTTGTCCCCGGATCGAATGCGCTGGTTGTCGATCAGCCTTTGGTTGTAGACACCGAAGATCGGGCGAATCGATGTCGTTGATGTGCTGTCCGCGCTGTTGGCACCGAGCGCCGGATCATAGGTGCCGGCGACGAATCGATGATAAACGCAATCCTTCAGGATGGAATCAGCGACCCGGAAGGCCGTGGCCACCGCCGACTTTGCTATGGCTGGAATGTTCACGTTCGGATGACGCGGACTTCGCCGGATGATTTCCCGATTTGGCGGCCGTATTTTTCCAGCCAGTTGACGACTTCGCGCGTGGCCACGTCCATTCGATCCGTCTTGTCGAAGACAATCGAAAGCGCCCCGGTGATCGACAGCGACGAAATCCCTTCGCCGTCCGGATCGGCGGTTCGATCCTTTTCCAGCAAGCGCCGGGCGAGCTCGCACGTCGCGTCGACGACCAGTTTCGGCACCACATTTTCTTCGATCCAATTCCCGCCCAGCAATCGCGGGAAAGTCATCGAATTGAAATCCGGATCAGGGCACTCGGTCCTCGGCCACTGCAACGCTTGAGTGGAAGTCGATTTCGATCCGAAGAACTGGAATTCGCCGTCGATCATTCGCGTCGCCATGACCAGCGCGGCAATCTTCCGCGCCTCGGTCGCGGTCTGCCAGTTGGACGGGTAAAGATGTCCTTCGTGATAAAGGTTGCAGTCGGCGACGCTGGCGTAGCTGTTCGCGTCCGGAAGTCCTGATCCGTCTTCTTTGGTTAGCGTCATATCGTTAGGATGACAGGATCGTTACTGAATTCAGAATCACCAGCCGAATTTTTCGCGCGCACTTTGTATCCAACCAAAACCCCTGAAGCCAAGATCGTGGTGTCCAGATGCGTGGTCGCCGTCCCGGACAGCGTCGCCAGCAAAGCCCAATCTTGCGCGCCATATTTGCGCCACACTTCCATCGCGGTCGGGCGGTTCTGATATTCGTTCTCGGGCTGAATAGCCCACGTCACTTGCACCTGAAGGGTGGCCGGCGTGGCCAGCACGCAATTGATCGGATAGCGCGGCGCATTGCGGACGCGTGTGGCTTGATGCAACCCGCCTTTCGTCCGGATCACCTTGCGCACCTTTTCCAGTCCGCGCTTCCATTCGTCGTAAATGATCACGGCAGCCTTTCTTTCCGGCGCGCCTGATGATAAAGCCACCAACCGCGCTTCTCCCCACCGGACAGCGGCTTGCGCTTGGCCGCCGGCGCTTCCTTCTTTATTCCCTTCGCTTTTCGCATAAGCAAAAAGGGGCAGGATTTACCCTGCCCCGATGAAAACTTAGGTCATCGACCCTACGCTGCCTTGGCGCGCTTCAGCTTGGCACCCTTGGCCGTCTTCGCCCTGATCCCTGCCTTGGCCGTCTGTGGCCCTGCCACGGCCTTCTCCGGGCCGGCTGGGCGCTCTATGGTGGTCGGCGCTGCCGGCGTCTCTGACTGGCCTTCCGGCTGGGAATCCGGGGCGGGATTCACCGGCGCGGGCGGCAAGTCTGAAGGCGTGCCAGATGGCGCGGGCGTCGTGGGCGCGATGTTGGTCACGGTTCCAATTGGAAGCTTGACCCCTGATTGCCGGGCCGCCTGCAAACGCCGGTCGCGTTCTTTCTTCGCGGCTGCGTCTTCTGATTTGACACGATCCCGGACGGGTTTGTCGTAATCCGGGATGCCTTCCTTTTCGAACTGGGGCATCGCCGGTTCTTCGGGATTGATCAAAGGCCGGCGGGCCCGGCGCACAATTGGAAAAAGTTCGGTCGTCATATCGACCGCAATATTCGTGATGGATCAAGCCGATGCAAGCACCGTCACAATATCGCCGGCGGCAATGGTCGTGCCAACCGCCACACTGACCCGATTCGCCGTCGCCGTCTGCGCGCCGTCCGGAGCGGTGTCCTGCACGCCGGCAGAAGTCCGAACAATCACGATGAAGGCTGCGACCGTGAATGGGAAAGAGAAGCGCACCGCGGTCAAGGCCACGTCTTGGGCCGTGACGGCTTTGGAGACCAAGGCCAAGCCTTTGAAGACATCGGCAGTCGATCCGCCCACCATCGTGGCAGCATCCCACGCGTTGCTCGCGCCGCCCATCGTTTCAGCCAGCGCCAAAGGCACGCCGTCCAATTGTTCCACCAGCACTTCGTTGACGGAAATCGCCGTCGCCCGAAGATTCTGTCTGGTGTTCGCATGGATCGCAGCGACCAGCGCCGCGGATGCAATGGTCGGCGTCAAGCCGGCCACGACATTGACCCGGATGCGGCCCGCGGTGATAGCGCCGGGATCAGCCGCCGAATCGAATTCGTAAACTTCACCGCCGATGGAGACCGTTTCCGCGTCGGCCACGTTGGCCGCGATGCGAAGCGTTCCCACCGCGGGGCGATTCTTCGCCAATTGGTTTTTGATGAGGGAAAGAATTTTCATTGATCGGCCTTTCTTTTTTGCCTGCCTGCCGGCCCCAGCCTTTCGGCCAGAACCGGCAGGACTTATTTTTTTAAGTCGACGCCCGGATCATTCGGGCAAGCCTTAATTGTTGTGCAGGATGCCGACCAATCGCACGTTCTTCGCTTCGTAAACGCGCGTCCAATTGTTCGCCGTTTCCAATTCCGGGTTGGTCGGCGAATCGCCCGCCACCGTAGCGCTGTTGAACTTCACGCCGCGGGGATGAAGGATGAACCGCCGGCGATTGATCATCACGTCGTCGGAATTCAGCGCCACGCGCGCAAACTCCACGCCTTCGGAACCGAAGCCGCCTTGCAAATTAAGGGCGGAAAGATTCGCGCTGCCCTTGGCGAACGCACCCGGCCCGAAAAGGACAGACGTGTAAACCAAGCCATCGGTCGTGCCAGCCCGCGGCGCAAGCGTGTCGTCCACGATCACGCGCCGGCCTTGGAAGGTGGCAATGCTGGCCTTGCCTTCGGAATCCGGAAGGAAGTCGATCAAGTCCAGTTTCCGCAGCGCGCCTTCGGTGGCGCTGTGCATACCGATGGCCTGAAGTCGATCCGCCGCGTCACCCAGCTTCAGCAACGCATCGATGAAGGTCGTTCCGTTCAGCCGCGTGGTGACGCCCTGCCCGGCCACTGTCTCGGACGCAATCTTCAAATAATTTGGATCGCCACCTTCCAAATCCAGCGCCGCCAGCACGCCTTTGATGCTCGAAATCAGGATGCCTTCATCCTGCCGGGCCCAATACGCGCCGACCAGCGTGGCAATCGCGCCCATCGGGTCTTCGCCCGAAAGCAGACGGGCGAGCAAGTTGACCGACCACGCGTTGGCATCGTTTTGGATGCGCGCGATGTCCTGCCCGGTCGTGATTTTGTTCACGTCCAGCGGGTTGGTGCCGTGAAGGATTTGGCGGTCGCCAGTCAAATCTTTCCAGAACGGCATTTTTACTGTTTGCCCGCCGCCGGCAGCCAGCCCGGCGAATTCCGGATCGGATTCGATCACGCCCGATTCGCCGAAGCGCGCCTGTTCGGCAGTGCGTTCGATGATATAGCGTTCGAAGATTTCCGGGACGATGATGTCCGCTACCACTGTTTTAGCCATAGATTAGCCTTTGTCCGAAGTGGCAGCTTTTCGCCGCCGGTTTTATTTCGCTTTCTCTTTTTGTCTCTCGGCCCGCGCCTGTTCTTCCAAGCGCTTATATTTGGCCGGATCGGTTTTATACAACTTCATCTGTTCGGTGACATTTTCAGTCAGGAACGGATTGGGTGTATTTGAAGTGTTGCCGCCGGCCCCACCACCGGAAGCGCCGCCTCCGGAATTTGCCTCGAAAAGATGCGGTGCTGTCGCTGACAGCCCTTTCACCCATTCGGGGATCGACATCGACGTGACGCCATCTTCCCCGTATTCAATCGTCTTCCCATCCGGCTTGAAGGCCACAACCTTGCCTTCATGAAGCTTGAAGACCGTTTTGGCTCGCATCGTAAGGTCGAGAACCGCTCCCGGCTTCAGCCCCAGCTTGGTGGCTTCGGCGATTGCCGCTTGACTGATTTCGAGATCATTCAAGCGCTGCAAATAGGAATCTCTCTCGCCAGTCAGTTTGTCAAGCGCCTTCTGGTGCGCTTCCTTCATCGCGCGCGTGCGCGTTTCGATGATCGGGTCGATCCCGCCGGCCTTCAGAATCTTGGCCGCTTCGCTGGTGTCCTTCACATCCTTCAGCATGGAAAGCAATTCGCGGGCGCGGTCAGGGTCTTCGATGCCTTCGTATTTTTCCTTCAGCGCGGTGTTCTCCGACTGAAGCCGGGTGGCTGAATCCCGAAATTCCTTGAAGCGCTCGCGGTCTACAGCGCCGTCGCATTGGAGAATCCAATGCTTTTCTTTCGCGCCGCCGGCCACGGTCACTTCTTTTTCTTCGAACAGTTCACGGAAGGCTTCCGGGATTTCGTCTTTGGTCTTATAGCTGAACTTGATTTTCATTTTGTTTAGTTGCGCGTCCCACGCCGTGGAACGCTGGTTGTGTTCGGGCGCATCTCACTACGGATCACGACGGGTCGTCAAGCGAGAAGCGGGCGGTTTGCATCGGCCAGCGTCACGCCGGCCCGCGATGGATGAAGCTTTTCGAAATGCCGAAGCACCGTGTCTTTGATCTTCGCAATGTGCTCGGCAGCGATGCCCAGCGTGGCCGTGTTGATCGTCATCACTTTGCTGTGGGATCGGCGCTGTGTTTCCTGAACGATGAATGCGACGCACAGCGCCACGGATGCGCGGTCATCTTGCTGCCGCTGGCATTCGAAAATCATTTCCCACCATGCCCGATACTTCGCCAGATCGGTCGTGTCCAAATCCTTCAGCATGTCGTGATACACTTCGGTCTGAAGGAAGTTTGAATAGGTCGGCACGATCCCGGCCACGCGCAAGGTGCGTTGATACAGCAAAATGTGCTGAACCAAAAGCCCTTCCATTTCTAGGGTCTTGCGGAAATTAACCTTTGGTCTTTCGGCGAGATTGTATCCGTGCTTGGAGTTCATCGATGGTAAGGGGACGATTTTTTTGATCGATCATTTCGGACAGGGAAATCTTTTTAGCGCGCCACAGATCGGCCTTGGCCACGCCGAGCATGTCGTCTTGCACGGCCTTGGGCTTCCTCCGCAGCCACGCGTCGAATGTCAAATCCTTGGCGACCTGTCCATCCTTCGAAGATCGTCCGTTTCTCAGAATCGCTTTGACATCTTCGTCGCTGAATCCCATCCCGCGCAGATTCTCTTTGAACAGCCGATTGACTTTTGCTTCGTCGGGCTGCGGGACTTCATGGCCCGCCGCGGCCAACTCGTCCCACGATTTCAAAACGCTGATTTGGGTGGATCGGCAATTGTGGCTAACAATTCCGCTTGCTAAATACCATTCGGTTTCCGTGGATAGGTTATGAACAAAAACCGATACGGCTTCACGGCGGCTGATCATGCGAACGCGGTCGCTCTCTATGTAGCGAACCAAATCAGCCCACGGCAGATAACCAAGCGATTCAATATCACGCTGGCCACTTTGCTGCGCTGGTGTAAAGCCGCTGGGGTGAATCGCTCGCGGACGGAAGATTTGAAAGCGCGATGGCAGCGCGGCGAAAAGCCAAGCGTAAAGGCCGCGCATGATGCGGTTCGTGGGCGGAAGCGCGGGCGGGCTGAATTGGAGAAAAGCGCTCAGACGCGCCAAAGGATCGGGACGATCAAGGTTTCTACGATTGAAATTGAGATTGCCGAACAACTTCGACAGCGCGGAGTTTCCTTCACGGCTCAACGTGCCATAGGGCCATATCTCGCAGACTTCGCCATCGGTGCCGTCGCCGTGGAAATATGGCGTGGCTATTGGCACCTTCACGGGAATCATGCCAGAAAGTTTGGCCGTCGCCTCCGCGAGTTTTCCAAATGTGGATTCGCGCTGTTGATCATTTGGGATTCCCGCTGTTCGGCGTCCGCTTCCTTTTTGACAGACCAGATTTTGGCCAATTTGGATTTCGCCAAGCGCACACCATCCAAGTGGCGTCAATATCGGGTGATTCGGTGTAGCCGTGATTCGGCGACCGCTTTCCGTTTCGATGGTCACCAATTCGCCAGAATACTTGCGTCGATAAAGCGCATGAATTCGCGCCGGGCTTGAAATCTCCACGTCTTCGGTAAAGCAATTCCAGTGGGCGGTCGGGCCCGGCCATTTCTGGTTGTGGCCAACCGGCTTTTTGTCGAGATCCCAAACCTTACCGTTGAGCGCCATACAAATGATCGTTGTGCGCGAATCCAGCGTGGCCACCCATTGCACGCCTTTGATCACATCGTCATTCATCCGATAGGTTTCGAAGCGCGCTTCATTGGCCACCGTCTGGACAGAAGTCCGGATCAGCTTCTCCGCGCTGGCCGTGGGCGCGTTCATCACGCCGTCTTTGAAGCCGCGCGCCTTCGTGCCGCGGATGCGCTGGGTTAATTGTCCAAGCCCTTCGCCGGCCACGATTCCGCGGCGCACCTGATCCGTGAAACGTGCCTGAAGATCGGCGGACATCCGAACCCACCATTCGGCGTTGGGCGCGCCTTCGATCAATGCCTCGCCGGCCAGCGTCCGGATTTGCGCCGGTGCCAAAGCCGTGGATGCCAGTTCGACCTTCACGGAATTGTTGATCGACATCAGCGCGAATTCAGTCTCCACGCCAACCAAGTCCTTCAGATCGTCCAGCATGGACGCGCTGATTTTCTTGTAGCCTGTCCGGATTGTTTCTTGCGTCTGCTCGAGCAACGCCTGAAGACGGCGCTGTTTGGTCTTCGGCCCGCCGGCGGTGGGATCGATCCGGGCCAAGGCGGCGACCAGATCATTTTCGACGCGCTTTAACGTGCGCAACGTCCGGGATCGGATCGAAGCGGCCACGCGCTGAAGATCGACGGAATGACCGACCACTTCGTCTTGGATGACATCGCCGATATTCAATCATCACCCAAGCTGTTCGACGATTTCGATCACGTTGTAATCATCATCCGGGACGGAAAGGACGCGGCCATCATTGAAGGTCAATTCCCATTCGGCCTTGAACTTGTCCACGGTGCCGCTGTGCGTGGGATTGGTGAAGGGCGCTTTCACCTGCCCCAGCGTGGGCGCTCCATCGACGGAAGCCTGAATCATTATCGCTTCATCGTTGCTGTAGCGCTTCAGCCGAAGCTTTGCGCCATTGACGGCAAGGGTCGTGAGATCGATTGGCACGCCGCCGAAAAGCAGCGTGTCCTTTATCTCGCGCGCATTGTCGCCTTGCTTGATCTGGATCGTCGTCGCCATAGCTATGAAACTTTGAACCCGCCCGAGGTAGCCCGTAAAGAAGTTTGATTGCCGGCGGCCCGCGCCGCGGCGAAGGCCGACGAGACCGTTTGCTTCACGTCCGCAAAGTTGGCCGGGAATTCCATCGGCGTGCCGAGGAAATGTGAAATCACATCGCCCAGCGTGATCGCATCCGACAGCGCCGCTTTCACGAAATCGAACGCCCGGACGTCGGTCAGGGCGATGGAATCGGTTTTGGCAATCGCCATGGCGCGCGTGATCGTGTCCGTAAGCGTGATGGCATCGGCGAGATTCTTGCCGGGCATCTTCGCAATCTGATCCGCCAAGGTGATCGAATCAGCCACCGCCTTCAGCACGACCATCGACGCAATGACCGAATCGGCCAGCGTGATCGAATCGGTCAGCGCTTTGCCCGTCAATTTTGTCACGACATCGTTTAGCGCGAGCGCGTCGGCCTTAAAGATCGACGCCGACATCGTGCGCGTGTCCGCCAGCGTGATCGAATTCGAAAGGACTTTTCCTGTCGTCTTCAGGATGGCTTCGCCCAGCGTGATGGAATCAGCCAACGACTTCAGGATCACCAGCGAAGCGGCCACGGCATCGCCCAACGTGATTCCATCCGAAAGCGTCTTGCCGACCATCTTCAGGATTGCGTCGGCCAAGCTGATCGAATCGCTTTTGCTGATCGACGCCATCATGGATCGGGCTTCCCCGAGGGTGATTGCGTCCGAAAGCGGTTTGCCGACCGATTTGACCAGCGCATCCGCCAGCGTGATCGAATCGGAAAGAGATTTAAGAAAAAGCAGAATAGCCGTGACCGAATCACCGAGGGTGATCGAATCCGAAACCACCTTGCCGGGCATCTTCGCCAGCGCTTCACCCAGCGTGATCGCGTCGGCCTTGGCGATGGACACGGCCATGGCCCGAGCTTCACCCAGCGTGATCGAATCGCCCTTGAACAAACCCACCAGCTTCGTGACAGCATCGGCCAGCGTCACGGCATCGGCCAGCGCCTTGCCCGACTGTCCAACGCGCGAATCCCCAAGGCTGATCGAATCGGAAAGCTCAAGCGTCAAGGCTGATCCGCCAGAGGCTACCCGACCGAAGTCCCGGTCGAACAGCGCATCGATATTCATGTCATCGTCGAACCATCCCGGATTCAACATCACCGGATCGAAGATGGCCGGCGGTGCTGCTGTCCCGGATTGGACGCCGGGCACAAGTTCGTCGCTTCCTATGTCCCACGCACCAGCATCGCCGCCACGAGTCTGTCCGTCGATGTCATCGCTAAATGGTAAGTCAGCATCTGCTGAAAGGTCGGTGCCAGCGTTTTTAAGAACCGAAGCCCCTCCGATGTGAAAATCTGTGTTAGTTACGTCAACAAAGGCCATGCTGCCCTCGCTGACGCTGGCTTGGTTGCCAGTCCCCGCTCCGACTGTCGTATCGCCCGAGACGCAATAAGTTCGTGTTAGTGTCCCACTAGACACTACATAATCGGCTCCCCCAGTCCCGTAGGATACTACATTCTTTGCCAGCGTGCCGTTCGGCGACCAATGCCTAATGCCCGTGCCGAGGCTGCGAATAATGCAGTTATAGACAAAGCCGGAGTCTCCGTCTAGCTGTAGCCCTATGCCTCCTGCCGTCGTGCGGTGGTGGAAAGCACAGTTCCAAATTTTATACCTAACATCTACATCCGTAATGTTACAGGCTTGGGAGGTAAACGAATTGTTAGTATGCGTCCTTGCGATCGAGTGGGAAAGGCGGAATTCATTATTCGTCGCACTTTGGGAGGTTACGACAATAGCGTAATGGTTGTTCGCATTTGCTGCGGCGACCTCGACCTGTAGACCCTCAATGCGGACATAGTCCTCCTCAATGTCCAACGCGGTTGAGTTCGTCACCGATAGGCGATACTTCGCCGTATCCCACTTCCCACTATGCCGTTCAGTGAGTGGGGTTCGAATACGGATAAATCGAGTAGCATCAGTTGTCCAGCCGATAACTACCGTCGCTGTGGTATCCCCCATTGAATAGCACTCAGCCTCGCGGATTTCATCCAGTGCGACCAGATCATCCTGCTCACCTGCTTCCCATGCGCTCAGCGACGTGTAGTCGCCTCCGCTTGGCTTGACAGTTCTTGTGCGCAGCGTCGCCATTTAAACCGCTCCGATGTCTTCGGTTTCGTCCAAGTTAGTTTCGTCGTTGTGAAAATATTCCTTGACCTGATTCCAAGTATAATCAAACGCCCCGAGATACTCTGATTTCGCTTTGATCGTCAGTTCCCCATCGTCCTGCAATTTATTGCGAGCGGCCAACGGAAGGTCTGCCCATCGGATGCGCCAGCGCCGCCGCTGAACGGTTGGCCACACAGCAATGTATTTCTGAACTTTTGCGATAGAGACCAGCGGAACCTTAATGACGGCAAATTTAGGAAGCCGTTCCTCTAAACCCCAAGGGTGACCATCCGGCATGATGATGACGCACATGCCGCGCTTGTAGCAAAAAGCATCTTTCGCCGGATTGCTGTTCGATGCTGCAACAGCTTTAACAAGAATTTCGGCCACATCATCCTACCTTGGTTAACACAAGCGATGATCCGGCCTTCACGGTCGAAATAAAGGCAACTTCCGAACCGTGCCACAGTTCCAGTTCGCCGGTGGCGGTCACAACAAATGTTCCTTCGATCACCGCCAGCATGTCCGAGCTCGCCGCATCGACGCTGATAGTTGCGCCCCATCCGGCGGTGGATTTGGCGCGGGCTGAGAAAGCGGAATAGACTTGGGCGGCAGCACCGACCGCGGCTTGGTTTGCCGCTGCCGTCGCCGCAGTGGCGACATTATCGACCACATGCCAATTGGCCAAGAAAGACGTGACCGTCCCGTCATGATTCACCGAAAATCGAATGCCGGTCGAAGTTGCACCGGATTGATAGATGATCATGTAGCGGAATTGATACGTGCCCGGCCCAACATTCGGAATCTTCAGGCCGGTGACTTCGGTTAGAGTGGTCGTGCTGTTCGATTGATCCGCAGCCAAAACCTTCGTGATGAAGTTCGGCGAAGAAGGATGTTCTGCACCGCCCGCTTCGTAAAGAACCCATCCGCGCGCTTCCGACCAAACCAGTTTTTCGCCAGCCGCCATTTGACACTTGAACAATTCAACGGTGTTCGCTCCGTCCTGATGCCGGATCGTGACATCACATGCGTCGGCGGAATCTTTATTGCGCACCATCAGCGTCTTGACATTGCGCGTCGTGCTGGACGCGGGCGCGGCAACTACATCCGTCGTGGTCGCCGTGCTGATAGCGGTATTCTTGCGGCCCGGCGTTGCTGTTGCGCTGGCCCAATCGACGTAGGACGCGTGGACATCAATGTCAGCGGCTTGGCCGGTGATAAGATCGATCTTATCCGACGTTGATGTCAGCAACAGCATGACTTAGGCTATGGTCAAATCGTAGGTCACCTGCAACGAATCATTCACGCCCTTGTTGATCGCCGAGAAGACGGATCGACAAAGCAACGTTCCGACAGTCAAAGCATTCAGCCGGCCCGCTTCCGTGATAGCTGCGGTGCCGTTGCCGGCGGCGAAAGTTGAAATCAATCGATCCGTCACGGACGTTGGCTGCGTCAATGCTCCTTGCACGCGCGTGCCGACTTCCGTTTCCAGCGTCGTGTTGCCGGCAGCCGCGGCGGTCGTGCCTGTCCCAATCGCCATGAAATCCATCAGCGCGGGTGTCCCGGTCAAAGACTGAAGACGGTCGATGACGAAATCCTTGCCGGCATTGACCACCAGATTCGTGGCGACGCGCGCGTCGATCAAGTCGCCGCCCGGTTCGAACAATTCAATAAACAGCGTGCCGACAAAAGCGATGGGATCGAATAGGCCGCCAAATGGACGCCGGCGCACTTCGGGAAGGGCGAGCGCGCCGAACCGCTGGACAGCGCCGAGGACGTGTTCTTCGTAGAAGGCTTTTGCTTCGGCGAGGGTGATTCGATGGATGCGGCCAGTGAGAAGGGATTTCGCTTCAAGCGTTTTCATCGAAAGCCGTTGTCTCAGGACAAGCCAACGGTGTCACGTCTTTTCTTCTTCGATGTCTTCCATGGGCACTATCTTGCCAGCAAGCGAGTGATGGCAATCGCCGCAAAATTCGATTTGCCCGTTGCGAACGAAAAGATGGCAGCGCCGAGAAGGTTCCGAACCGCTACAAAGCAGCGAAGGCGAAAAGGTAGGCTTCTCCATGTCGCCGTTGAATTTCCATTCCGGCCCTTTTGGATTCTGCGTGTAAAGCGGATGCAAGCGCTCGCAGCCGGGGCACCAAAATTGATACCAGACGAACGGTCCGCTTTCGATTTTCTCAAGGATCACGTCTTTTCTTCGTCGTCGTCGCCGCCGATGGGTTCGATCTTCGCCGGCACCATCATGGGCGGTGGCTCTTGATCGATCAGCGCGACTTCTTCTTCCAGCGTCCGGCCCGGCGGCAGCAACTCGCCGTTCTGGAAATTGAAATGCAGCGTGTCCCGGCTGATGGCCTGTTGTTGCCACATCGCCACCAGCGCTTGGGCATCCGCCACAGTGATCCGCTGGCCGAAGAAATCGCGATTCAACTCGATCTTCGTCTTGTCTTCGTCGATGTCTTCCGGGTTTTCCTCGGTGCTGTTCCACCATTGGCAGATTTTCAGGACGCGGGTTAGCGATTGCGAAACGGACACGGCCACGCCCGACAGGATCGATCCTTCGCCCGTCTGCCGGATCGTCATCGCCTCGGCGGTCTCGGCTTCGCGCTTCTGTTCTTCCAGCAAGCGCGCGCCCAGCACGGCCATGTGCTTCTCCGCTTTGTCCAAGGCGTCGACCAAAGCCTGAAGACCTTGGCCGGTGAATTCCAGAAAGCCGGCGTTAGCGTTCGGATCAGTGGAAACCCAAGCCGTGGCCGCGCCCATTTTTAGCGTGGTGCCTTTTTCAAATCCTGCGACCCATGCGGTCGGCATCGCGGTGAAATGAAGGCCGTGCTTGTAATCCACATTGATCCGGTAGTGATCCAGATTGACGACGATGATGTCGTCCAGCGGCAGCTTTTCACATTTGCATCGGTCGTGCTTGTGGCCATGAAAAACGAACGGGATGAATGGAATAGGCTTTCCGCGGCGAACAGGCGTTGCCGACGAAATCAGAATGAACTTGATGTCTTTTCCTTCGCCGGTCTTCAGCCAGAGCGCCACCGAATACATCAAAGACGGCGGTTCGCCTTCGGCCACTGGCGCGGCCATCCCCAGCGACAGCACCCGGAAGCGTTCTTCGATGATGAGCTCGAAAGGGTCTTTTTCGCATGGGACTTCCGCGAATTCACGAAGCAGCACTTTCGACAGGATCATCTTTCCGCCGATGCGCGGCATTTTCCAATGGATGATGTCTTCGGCTTTATATTCAACCAGATAGGCGCGATTC